GCTCCGGGAGGCCGCGTTCCGTGGAAACCAAAGCGATCCCGTTCGAACTCGAAGAGGTGAAGGCGCGCGGCGACGAGGGCTGGTCGTTTTCCGGCTATGCCTCAACTTTCGACAACGTCGACTACGGCGGCGACGTCGTCATCCGCGGCGCCTTCACCAAATCCCTCGCACGGCGCGTGCCGAAATTGCTGTGGCAGCACGACATGTTCGAGCCGATCGGCAAGATCCTGTCGCTCAATGAGGACGACCACGGCCTGCACGGTGAGTTTCTGCTAAGCCGCACGGCCCGCGGCCATGACGCCTACCAACTGCTGAAGGACGGCGCCATCGACTCGATGTCGATCGGCTACATCCCGGAATCGGACACCAAGACGATCGACGGCGTGCGTCAGCTCAAAGCCGTCGACCTGCTCGAAATCAGCCTTGTCAGCCTGCCCATGAATGAGGAGGCCCGCGTCACCGCTGTCAAAGCTGCAGATCCGCCGCCCGTTGTTGCCGGGCCCAGTATCGCCTCCTTGCATCTGGCCATCGCTCGCAAACGCCTCGAGCGCTTGCATCTGCTGGAGCCCATCCCATGAGTTCACCCAACGGGACTGTCGACACCGTCTACAAAGCCGAGCCGCTGTTTTCCAAAGAACAGATCGGCAACATGGTCATGCCCGAGGTGCAGGCCAACATCAAGGACCAGTACGAGAAGGCGGAGGCCATCGAGCGGCGCTACGACGGGCTGATTACCGACGTCGAGGACGAGCACCAGGTCAAACGCCACCTGCTGACCGTCGACGCGCTCATGGAATACGAGGCCAAACTGAGCGAGGCGATGCAGCGCAAGGAGCGCGTGCGTGGGGGTGTTGATTCCTACTCGCGACCTGCCACGCCACACGTGCAGCCGAACGCACAGGTTCCGCAAATGCTCAGTCCAGGCGACCAGTTCATCCGCTCGGCCGAATGGAATCAGTTGCGCAAGTCAGGTCGATTCGAATCGTCACTGCACCGCAATGAGTTCGCCGTGATGCTCAGTAGTGGCACCAGTCTGATCTCGTGGCAGCGCGCGCTCGAGCAGAAGACGATTGTCAACTCGGGCAGCGGTTCGGCTGGTGCCATGGTCTTCCCGGACATTCAGCCAGGAGTCGTCAGCATCCTGCAGCGTGAGATCAACGTCCTCGACCTGATTCCGCGCCTGGCCACGGATTCCAACGTCGTCGAGTGGGTGCGTGAGACCACCTTCACCAATGCCGCGGCGCCCACGCCCGAGGCGACCGCGACCACGGGTACGACCGGCAGCAAGCCCGAATCGACGCTGCAGTATCAGGCGATGACCACCAACGTGCACACCACGGCACACTGGGTACCGGTCACGAACAATGCGCTGAACGACGCCCCGCAGATCCGCGGCATCATCAACAGCCGCCTGCTGCTCGGCCTGACGCTGACGTTGGAAACGCAGATCGTGAGCGGCGACGGCACCGGTGAGAACTTCACCGGCATCCTCAACGCCGGCATCATCAACCAGCCGCTTGGCACCGACAGCACGCTTGACGCGATCTTCAAGGCGCGCACCGCGGTGCGCGTGCAGGGCCACGCGCGACCGAATGCCATCGTCATGCATCCGAACAACTGGCAGACGGCACGGTTGTCCCGCGAAAACACCGCCTCGGCGACGCTCGGTGGCTATCTGATGGGCCCGCCCAGCATGACCGGCGCGAACACACTGTGGGGTCTACCGGTCGTTGAAAGTGAGGCCATGGCCATCGGCACGGCACTCGTGGGCGACTTCGCCATGGGCTGCACACTGTTTGACCGCGAACAGGCGAACATTCGCGTCGGCCTGGTCAACGACAACTTCATCCGCAACATGCAGACCATCCTGGCCGAGCTGCGCGCCGCCTTCATCGTGTGGCGGCCGACCGCGTTCGCGAGGGTGACAGGCGTGACATAGTGGTGAGCTACGCGACGCTGGCTGAGTTCAAGGCGGCGGTGACGATCGCCGATACGGTCGACGACATCGACATTCAGCGTGCCCTGGATGCCGCGACGGCCTGGATCGACCACTACACCGGACGCACGTTCTCGGCGGTCGATGCAAGTGCCAGCGCACGCTATTTCATGCCGTACGACGTCGATCGTCTGGACGTACCCGATCTGAGCAGCGTCAGCGCGCTGGACGTCGACAGCTCCGGCGACGAGACCTTCGCGACGAATGTGGCGCCGGCGTATATCGACCTGTACCCGCTGTATCTGGCACCCGAGATGGGCGGGTACACCCAGATTCGGCTCAAGCCGACCACGCCGCCCACGTCGTACTTCATCATCGGCGAGCAGGTGCGCGTGACCGCCATCTGGGGTTTCGGCGCGATTCCGGCGGCGGTCAGTCAGGCGTGCATCCTGGTCGCCAATCGCTGGTTCACGCGGCTGAGTGTGCCGTTCGCGGTCTGGGAAGCGCCGCAAACGGGCGAGCTGGCCACGCTCGGCGCGCGCGACCAGGACGTGGTCAATCTGCTGGCGGCATATTTGACACCAAGCGGCGCCGGCGGGGCCGGCAGCGCCACCTGGGTGCTGGTGTGAGCGTGCAGCTTGGGCCCGAATGGGAGGCCTTTCTCAGTCGGTTGCAGACGACGCCCGAGCAGATGGAACGCGACATGCGGCAGACGCTGCAGGCCTCGCTGCTGCTGATCGAAGCCGACGCACGCCAGCTCGCGCCGCAGGATACGCGGCGACTGGCCGGCAGCATCAACAATCACATCACTGGCACATATCCCAGCCTGGTGGGACAGGTCGGGCCGGATGCCGGGTATGGCCGCTACGTCGAGTTCGGCCGCCGCGCCGGCGCCAGGATGCCACCAGTGGACGCCCTCATCGGCTGGGTCCGCCGTCACTGGAATCCGGCCTTTATCGGACCGCTCAGGACTGGACAACTCCGCCCGCGGCGCGCTGCCGCTCCTGGCGTCTCGGACGCGCAGATTCGCGGGCGTGCTTTTGCCTTGGCCAGAGCCATTGCTCGGCGCGGCATTCCGCCGCGGCCGTTCATGCTGCCGGCCTATCAACGCAACGAAGCGCGCATCGTGGCCGGCTTCGCGCGTCTCGGTCTGCGCACAGTGGCCTATCTGGCGGGCAGGCCTATTGGATGAGCGTCGAACTGCTGGCCGTCGAGCCGACCATCCAGGACATCACCAACGGCTTGCAGCGCGTCTTGGCCACCATCGCGGGGCTGCGCGCGTACGCCATTGAGCCCGACAAGCCGAACTTTCCGTGCGCCTATCCGCGCCTGGTGGATTGGACCTACGACCAGCAGTACGGCGGTGGCTCGACCCGCTGGCACTTCGATATCTGGGTGCTCGTCGGCATCGAATCGCAGTTCGGCCGCGCCCAGAACGAGCTCAACGCCTACCTGGCGCCGTCAGGTAGTCAGTCGATCAAAGCTGCCATCGACGCCGACCCGCGGCTGCAGAACACGGTTTCGTATGCGACGGCGACCGGTGGTGGCGCGTATGGCCGCGTCGACATCGCCGGTCTGGCCGCGCTCGGTGCCAGCATGCGCATCGAGGTGCTCACGTGAGGCCCTGGCTGAGCGTCGTGATCCCGACCGTCGGACGCGAGACGCTTGCGCTCACGCTCCGCTCGCTGCGCGCGCAACCCGAAAGTGCCGGGCTTGAGGTCCTCGTCATCGGCGATACGCATGGCGGCCACACCACGCTGCTCGAGCAGGCCCGCGAGCGCGTGCATGCGAGCGGCTTCGACTGGCTGGAGCACGACGCCGGCCGCCACTGCGTCGGCCAGCCCCAGCGGACGTACGGCGCGAAGCAGGCGACGGCGCCGTGGGTCTGGTTTGCGCAAGACGACAACATCGCCACGCGCGATTCGCTGGCGGCCATCGAGACGGCCATCGACGCCCAGCCGCGAGCGCGACCGTTGTTCTTTCGGATTCGGTCGTACTGGGGCGAGACGATCTGGCGCTCGCAGCAGCTCACCCTCGGCAACATCGACGCCGACTGTCTCGTGTTGCCTCGTCACCTCGCGCAGCGCATCGAGTGGGGCTTGCGCTATGAAGGCGACTTCGACGCGGCAGCGCAGGCCTTCGCCTTCAGCGGCAGCGACGTCGCCTGGGTCGACGAGATGGTCAGCCTCGCGCGGCCCGAGCAGGAGGACCTCTGGTGGCGGCAATAACGGTCGGCACGGTGCGCCTGAATATCGGGTCAGGCGATCTGCCGATGCGCATGCCGGGCTGGGTCAACGTGGACGAGACGGCGTATGCCGGGGTCGACCTGGTGCTGCGCGTGCCACCATTGCCGTGGGCATCTGACAGCGTCAGCGACATCTACGCCGGCCACTTCCTCGAGCATCTTGAGCGCGAGGAGGCAGCTGAATTCTTGCGCGAGTGTTACCGCGTGCTGCAGCCGGGGGCGCGGCTGGGTGTCCTTGTGCCGGATATGGCCGAATGTTTTCGGCGGTATGTCTCGGGTGAGCCGGCACTGGCCGAGTTTCCTGCCGGTCGGCATCGCGACCTGCGCGACCTGGACGAGCTCAACGACATGATCATTTTTTCGACGGCCCAGGTCTCACGGCATCAATGGTCATACGACGCGACCACCTTGCAGCGCGCGCTCGAACGCGCCGGTTTCGTCGTCATCGGCGAATTCGATCGTTTTCGCGACCCACGCGTGGCGGTGGGCGCCTGGTATCAGTTCGGCCTGGACGCACTCAAACCGTGAAGGAGGTTTTCTGATATGGCAAACGGCAATGGCGGCAGGAGTCCGAGTTGGGATCCGACGCCGCGTGGCTCGAGTACTGGCATTCCGACGAGTTGGGACGCGGTCGCCATCCCTGGCTGGGACATGGGCGGCCGCGGCACGCCGGGACGGCGCACGTCGCAAGCAGGCCCGGCTGGTCAGGCGCCGACAGATCCGTCCGTAAGAGTATCGGGGCCACAACTGACCGATCCGAGCAGGCGCGTCAGCGGCGGCTAGTGAAGATCCTACTGGTCGGCGCGGGCGCATCCTTTTCGACCAAAGACGTCGAGCAGGGCTACCTCGGCGCGCTGCGCGTCCGGCCAGACGTGGACGTCAAGTACTACGCACTCGAGCCGCGCCTCAGCCTGGCGCACGCCTGGTTAGAGAAACTCTGGCGGGCGCGGGGAAAAGTGCCCGAGCAGCGGCCGACGTGGGCGGATACGGTGTATCGGGCCAGCATCGAAGCGCTCGAAATGGCGCTGCGCTATGACGTCGACTGGGTGCTCGTCATCTCGGGGATGTACTTCCACCCGGATGTGCTCGAAATGATGCGCAGGACGCGTCTCAGGACGTGTGTGCTGCTGACCGAGTCGCCGTACGAGGATGAGCCCCAGGCGCGTCTGGCGGCCCGCGTAGACGTCGTCTGGACCACTGAGCGCACATCGGCCGAGCGACTCGGCGCCGGCTATCTCCCGCACGCCCATGATCCCGCGCGGCATCACCCGGATGCGCTCGATCTCGAGACGCCGGCGCACGACGTCGTCTTCGTCGGCACGGCCTTCGAAGAACGCATCCAGCAACTGGCCGCCGTCGATTGGAAGGGTATCGACCTGGGACTGTACGGCAATTGGTCGCTGCTCGGCTCGAGGAATCCGCTGCGCCGCTACGTGCACGCCGGGCCGATTAGCAATGACACGGCGATACAGCTCTATCGGCGCGCCAAGATCGGTCTGAATCTGCATCGAACCTCGGTGACGTACGGCCGACACGTGCAGCACGTTGCACATGCAGAGAGTTTGAATCCGCGCGCCTATGAACTCGCCGCGTGCGGCGTCTTTCAGATCAGCGACGACCGCGCCGAGCTGCGCGAGGTCTTCGATGGCGCCGTGCCGACGTTTCACGTCGATCACCTCGAGGACGTCCTGCGCGCCTACCTCCAGGATTCTCCAGCGCGGCGGTATGCCGCACGCCAGGCGCGCGTGAGAGTGGCCCCACATACTTTTGCCGCGCGCGCGACCCAACTGCTGACCGATCTCGACGCCTACGACGATCGGTCCCTCCTGAAAGGAGCCTGATCGTTATGGCAACCAAGTATCACGGCAAGGGCGGCCTGGTGTACATGTCCACGTCTGGCACCGGGCCAGGTGTCCTGGTCGGCGGCATGCGCGCGTTCACCATCGACAACACCGCCGATAACGTCGATGTCACCGAGTTCGGCGCCACCAACCGCACTTCGGTGCTGGGCTTCCCTGGCGCCAACGGTACGATCGAGGGCTTCTGGGCCAGCGACGATACGACGCTGCGTCAGGCCGCGCAGAGCCCGGACGGCACCAACCTGGCGCTGTATCCGAGCTCGTTGGCCATGGGCAAATATCTGCAGGTACCGGCCTGGGTCGACTATAGCCTGCGGACCGCGGTCGATGCGGCCGTCACGCTGACGGCCAACTGGCGCGCGCGCGGCAACATCGTCAACGCGTTGTGATCAGGCCGAGAACGACACGCTGCCATAGCTCGAATCTGTCGAGATCTCTTTGACCGTGACGCCGTCTTTTTTGAGCGTGGCCTTCAATCGAAGGGCGTTTGGCGATTGCTTCTGGACGTTACACGAGACCGATTGGCCGCTAAATGAGACCGTCTTCGGCGTGACGCCAGTGACGCCTTTCGCTTCGGATGAGACATCCGAGGTGGTCATGCGGCACTCGCCCTGGAACGGAACGTTGGGGTCCGCACCCTGGCCAGTTGGATATGCGCCGTCCAACTGGACCTCATACGTGGCAGCAACCGGTGCCGCTGCAGGTGGCGGAGGGGTGTTCGAAAGCGGGGCAACGAAAACGAACGCGAGTGCGACGAGAAGGACTGCATTGAGCAGGATGCTCAAGACGAACAACAGGGTTTTCACGAGACATTCAGGACGATAGGGCGTGACTGCTAACGAGTTGAAAACAACACGTAAAGCACCTGTTGACGTTCGCATGCCCGTCAACACTGTGGACATCGACCTCGACGAGCTCGGCTACCCCGGCTGGGTGGTGACGATGCGTACCAACCCGCGCGCCTCGGTGTATGACGATTTCATCGCGCTCGACGATCCCGAGCGCTGGTGGTCAGCATTCGGCAAAATCGTGTTGTCGTGGAACTTCGCTGACGAGGACGGCGAGCCCTTCCCGCTGCCACGGGATACTCCATCTGACCGCGAGATCGACCTGCCGGTTGGCGTCATCGGCTTTATCTATCGCCGCTACGTCGAGGAGTTCCGCGAGCGCATCGGGCTCCCAAAAGTACCCGACGCCGACTCCGAGACTACTTCCAGGACCAACGGCGTCCACCAGGACAGCGCCTAGGTGCTGCACCTCCACGCGCGTATCTCCCGGTGCTGTTGGCCGAACGCTATGGCGGGACGCCGTTTCAATACCAGCGTGTTGGCGCCGACGAACGGGAGGTGCTGCTCGAGTTCTTGCGCGTGGAAAGCCAGGTCGCCGAGGCGTACGCGGACATGGGTCCCAACGACGAGGTCGTCTTCGTCGATGACGAATAGGCTCACCTGATGGCCACCGTTGAACAACTGCTGGTCGAGATCAAGACGGTCTTTGACCCCACGGGCGCGCGGCAGGCCCAGCAATCGGTCAACCAGCTGTCTCAGCAGCAGCAAACCGCCAATCGCCTGCTGACGGCGATGATGCAGCAACAGGCGCACACGCTCGAGAACTACAAGCGCGCCGTCGGCGGCATTCAACAGCTCGGCGGCACCGCGCCGACGCTCGGCCCCGGCGCCTTCGGCATCCAGGCCGGCGCTGCAGGCGGTGGCACCGCCACCGAAACAGCATCGATCTTGGAACGAGGAGCACGGCACGCGACCGCCTATGCCGCTGGCCTGTATGTGCTGCATCGCGCACTCCAAGCGCTCATCGATGTGACAACCAAAGCGGTCGACGCCGAACGCCTGCATCAGCGAATGATGGCCAGCACGATCCCGATGTACGGCTCCTACACCGGCGAGATCAAGAACCTCGACGGTGCGATGAATACGGCTGACCAGTCAGCCGCCAGGTTGATGGCCACCTTGGGCAAGGCAGTCGGTCCAACGGCGACGACTGGCGCCAACACCGAGAACAGCATTTTGAAGTTCATCAATAATGCCCTCGACGACATCAGCAAGAAACTGTATGAAGTCGGTCAGAATCCGGTCCTGGATAAGATCCTGACCCTGGCCAAGATCGGGGCCCTCGGCGTGCCGTTCGTGGGGATTCCGGCCGCCGCAGCCACCACGGCCCTGCAGCAACTTGGACAGACACAAGCCGCTCAGGCCGCGGACAGAACCAATCTACGGCTACGCCAGCTCAACGCGACCGAGAACACGCCGCCGGTACTGTCCGACAAGGACCGTACCGACTTGCAGGCGCGCCTCAACTGGCAGGATCAGATCACCGCCGCGGCCACGGCCCTGAACGACGCGCAGAACGTGCAGATCGGCCTGCAGCACCAGGCCGTCAACCTATCGGCGCAGGAAGCCGCCATCCGCCTGAGCATGCTGCCGACGCAGGAACGGCTGGCGGCCCTCCAGCGAGACGCCACGGAGAACCAGTTGCGCGCACGCCAGGCTGCTCTACCGGCGTCCGAAGCGCTCGAGGACGTGCAGTACATGGAACAGCGCCTGCGTTTGCAACTCCAGGCCCGCGGGCTACTCTCGCCAGAAGAGCGTGCCGGCGCCCGTCGTGAACTGCGCCAGTTGGCGCGGGCCGAGCCACGAGTTGCGCTGGGCGCCCTGGATGCCAGCCGTGGCGTGGATCTCGCCGGCCGAGTGGCCGCGCGTGCCGACATCGAGCAGCAACTCTTTCAGATCACCCAGGAGCGCACCCTCGCCCAGCTCAACGCTGCGCAGGAAACGAATGGCTGGCTGCGCCAGATCGCCGAGGCGCGCGAGCAGGGCATCCAGATCCAGATCAACCTGACCGGCGAAGGCTTCATGCGCGACGTCGAGGCCCAGATCACGTCAGTGTTTCACACGGCCAGAATGCAAGCCGAGAACACGGCCGCGCAGCAGTTGGCAGGTGGCGGCTAGATGGCGACGTATACGCCGAGCGGCGGCAGCGCGTACAGCTTCTCGCTGCTGGTCGACCCGCCCACGCGCCAGACCGCCCAGACCGTCAGCGAACGGCTCATCCCCGGTTCCAATACCGCCGTACTGGATGTCATTGGCAAGGCGGTGACCAAGATTCGCGGCGCGGCCAAGTTCACGTCTTACGCCTCGCTCAAGACCTTTGAGGGCGCCGTGGGCAGCAACGGCTCGCTGGTGTATTCGGAGGAGCCGGCAGGCGTGGCCGTGCTGTTCGTGTCGCTCGAGCGAACGCGGGTCACGCCCCAGGATATCCATCTGGCCAACGTCGAGTTCTGGGTGACCAGCTAGTGGCTATTTTGCGGCGCGTGTCGAGTTCGGCGACCTGGACCGGTGGCAGCACGGGCACGTTTTCCAACATCCTGTCCGCGCGCGCATCCTTCGGCTTCGACAAGCGGGTGAGCGAAGCCAGCATCATCACCCCGACGAAGCCCGGCCTGACATACGACGACGTCGTCACGTTGACGATGGGTGTCGTTGGTTCGAATGTCATCACCCGCTTTGTCGGCGTGGTGCGCGACTTTCGGTATTCGGACAATCCGCGTGGAGTCGAGACCGTGTGCCGCGGTCTGCTGACACGTGCCGTCGAATACGAGAACTGGGAGGATCCGCAATACTACGGTGGGCTGTTCATTTTCGATCTGCTGGGGACCCAGACCGGCACGGCGCCGGCCATCGTCCAGGCCGTATTGACGAAGGCCAACGTGCCGTACACCGCGGCCAACATTCAGGGCAGCAGCGCCGTCTACGGCTATATCGACGACGCCTTCATCTGGCACAACGGCAATTCTGACAATCCAATGATCGACTTGCAGGAAGCTGGTGAGACGGCCCTCGGCTACATCGAACGCTACGACTCGATCGACTGCACCTTCACCGCGGCGACGGGCTCAGGTGGCCGCTATCGGACGTTCGAAACCCTTGGCGGCACGGTCTACCGGTTCATGGTCGGCGGGCGACCGCGGAATACCCAGGAGTTCACCTTCACGGAAACCATCGACATTCTCGACGGCAATTTCGAGCGCTCCATCTCAGATACCCGCAACTATTTCGTGGTCACCGGCTATGACCCCGGCGACGGCACGGGGCCCGAGAGCTATGCGCTTCAGGAATCGAATACGTTTCAGCCGAGCTCATCGAAACATACGTATCGGTACTCGAGCCCGATGATCGAACGCAGCAACGAAGCCGATCCCGGCACGGGCATGTCGTGCGAGCGACTCGCGAACGTGCTGGCGCTCGAGTACAACCGCGAGATCGTCAGCGGCTGGATCGAAACCCATCGCGACGACGACCTGGGTATCGCCCAGACGCACCTGGTCCAAGCACCGGGCGGATTGCCAGGCCGGCTCGGTGTGGCGGAAAAACTCTGGGTACAAACCCTGGATATCTCTGTGAATGAGAGTGGATTCACCCAGCGCGTGAGCTACCTGGGCGGCGGCTTACCGGACGACAATCTGCCCATCCCACCAACCCGATGAACGCGCCCGCTTCGCTGATCGACGACCTGCTGGCCATCAAGCAGTGGTCGCAGCGGCCCGCTGGCCAGGACATGGCCGAGGTCGACACGATCAACGTGCTCGTGGGCGACGGCGTGAATGCGCTCGTGGCCGGTGTCGCCGCCGCCCTGCGCATCGACTTCCGCGCGCGTCTCACGGGCTACTTCCTGCAGGAATTCGACGGCACGACGGGCTCGGTCGCCTTCAACATCCACAAAGCGCAGGGTGGCGCTGCGCCGAGCTGGACGCTGATCTCGCCTACCACGCCGGTGGGCATCGCGTCTGGACGATATTTTGCCGACCAGACTTTGGGAAGCTGGTCGAACACCGATATCGCTCGCGGTGACTACCTGCGCTTTTCGGTGGCCAGCGCCGCGACCATCACGCGCGTGCTGCTGGCGTTGCGGCTGCGACGATTGGAGCCCTGAGAGCAATGCCCAGTAACTTCCCTGGCGGACCCGACACCATCCCGAACAACGTCAGCAACAGCACGCCCGAAGTTGACACGCATCCTGGCGTGCATAACCAGCTCGCCGACGCCGTCATGGCGGTCGAGAATTCGTTGCTGCCGGGTGGCTCGATGAACCTGGCAGCGCACGTGTCCGCGAGCGATCCGCACCCGGTGTATCTGACTCAGCCCGAAGGCGATGCGCGCTATGCCCTGATCGGCAGCGGTGGCGGCGGGACCATTCCGCCTGGGTCCATCACCACGACGGAAATCGCCGACGGCACGATTCAGCCAGTCGACATGGCTGCCGGCACGGCCGCGGCCAACGTCGGGACGCTAGGCGGAGCACTCACGGGGACATTGCCGAATCCAGGGCTGGCGGCCTTGCCTGCCAACTCGGTTGGCAGTTCGCAGATTATCGATGGCTCAGTGGCGGCAACCGACATGGCCGCGGGCGCCGCAGCCACGAACGTCGGAACGCTCGGTGGTGTGCTGACCGGGACCCTGCCGAATCCTGGGCTAGTGCCGATCACCTCGGCCATGATCGCCGACGGCACGATCCAGGGCGCCGACATCGCCACCGGCACCATCACCACGACACAAATTCAAGACGGCACGATCGCCACGGCCGACCTGGCCAATGCCGCGGTCACCAACGCCAAACTCGGCACCGATACGGCGCGCCTGAACCTGCTCACCAACGGTGGCTTCGAGATCTGGCAGAGAGGCAACGGGCCGTTCACGGCGGCCGGTGCCTGGACTGCTGACCGTTGGCAAACAGGCCTCGCGGGCACTGACACGCTGAGTATTCAGAGATCCACCACCACGTCAAACTCTGCGTATTCTGCGCAAGCGACTTTCACGCTGGGCACTGGCGCAGGCGGAACCTATCTCATCGAGCAACTCAGGAAAGCTGACGGCGTGATTCCCTGCGGGCAACCTGTCAGCCTTTCAATCCGTGTCAATGCTTCTGCGGCGAATGCTGTCCGGATTAGCGTGGGCAGTGATGGAACGGGTGGCGCTGGCGTCTACTCCTCATTTCATCCCGGCGGTTCGACTTGGGCAACCTTGACGGCGACCCAGACGATTCCATCTGATGCCACATTCATCAGCATCGTGATCTGGTTCGCTGCCTCCTGCACGGCCTATCTCGATAACGCCATGCTGGTGGTGGGCTCGGTGGCGGCCGACTACGCGCCGCTCCACCCGGCCGACGACCTGGCCAGATGCCTGCGGTACTACGAACGGCACGGCTTTGCGACACCCTGGCCACGCTTGATCGGCTACGCCGCGGCAGCAGGTGCCTATGCAAACGCGTGCATGCTGTTCGCTGCAGAAAAGGCTGTGACTCCAACTATGACCCTAGTCGGTACGTGGGCAATTACGAACATGGCTGCCCAGCCAGGTGCCAGTGAGGGGAACGTGGCCGGCTACAACCTGCGTGGCCAGAGCAGCGCCGTTGGTAGTTACGACTGTTATCCATCTACCAGTGCGATGGGGATCACCGCCGAAGCCAACCCGTAGGAGTGCTCATGTCAGTACGACCCATCAACTTCCTTCCCAACGGTGACGTAGAAGTCATCTACGACGAACGCGGCCACAGCGGCACCATCCCCGCCGCCGAGGTCCGCTGGACCGCCAACGTGGATGGTTCCGCGAACCATAACTTCATCGTGCTGGAGTGTCCGGACGGCTGCGGGGCAAGTTCCACCCACCCCGTCGGCGGCGGCGCGGCGCCCGTCGAGGTGCAGCAGATGTTCGTGCACAAGACCGGACTGGAGGGCTGCGCCTGCGGCAACGTGGCGGCTGCCACGAATGCCGTGCCGGAGGCGCACGTCCACCTGAACGTCGCCAGAATGGATGGTTCTGAAAGGTGGCAACTGGGATGACACAAGTCGAACCACAAGCCGGACCACCGCAACGCCCCATCGTGTACCGTCGCTCCGACCGCCTGGTGGTCGGTATCCACCCGAAAGGTGGCGTCGGCAACCAGCACAGTGTCGAGGTGATCGCCATCGAGGAGTACGACAAATTGCTCAGGACCGACCCGGCGTGGGTAACGACCGACGGCAAAATTCTGGCCACGCCACCATGACCGACGCTTACTCGGACGACCAGGCCGCACAGATCACCCTGCTCCAATCGCAGCAGGGCCTGTTCACCCAGGCGCTCAAGGCCGCGCTCGAGGGCCGCTGGACGGGCGCCGGTTCGGTGGAAGCCTTTCTGTACGCGCTCGACCCGAACATGCAGGGCGCGCTCGCGCCGGATCCGCCCGTCACTGAATCGGAGTATAACGCCGAAAACCCAAAAGCGTGACCTGGGATCCGACCTGGTTCATGCCAGCCCAGGCGTACTCCTGGACGTGCAGCGTGTGCTCGACGACCTGGGTGCTGCAGGCCACGGATACGGCGTATCAGGACGCGGATATCTACGACGCGCGCTACGCCGTCGGCACCGAGATGGGCTACCCGGCGTGTGTGAATGAAACGTACGGCCTGATGTCGCAGCAGTGCATCGTTGACGAGCTCGCGCGGCATGGCCTGGTCGCACGGCAGGCATGGTGCAGCTTCGACGAAGCGTATGCCATCGCGAGAACGAACACGGGCACGATCAATCCGCAGGGCATGTACCACTTCATGGCGCTGCGCGGCACCCAGGGCGCGGACATCGCCGTGGCGAACTCCGCGGAGGGTTATTACGGCGTGTACTCGACGCTGTCGCGCGAGCAGTTCAACGCGCTCGGGCCAGTGTCAATCGTCTATGTGGAGGGGAGAAGCTGAGCCATGCAGATAACCACCGTGGGGAGCCTGAGTGTGACAGTTGGTTGGCTGATCGCCATCGTCATCCTGATCTTGGCGATCCTGGGCCTGGTGGGCGTGCTGGCCAACACGCCGCTCATCATCTTCGGCTTGATCGCTGGGCTGGCGATCTCCCGGCTTCTTTAGCCGACTTACTAGTTCTTATGTCGGTCAAGAGCTTCGCACACGGCGCATCCGGGCTTTTCGTGGTCGTCAGCGTGTACGTGTGCATCCCGCAGCACCGCTCGCAGGAACTTCACCTCAGCCATGAGCCACTCGGCGTCCGGGCGCGTAATAGGCGCGGCGGCCCAATACGTGACGCCAGCGAGCCTGTATGTGCGTTCGATCTCATTCAGCCTGTCAATTCGTTCGATTGAGGCCGACATATCACTCCTTATGGTTGCCAAGAGCTTCGCTGGCGACTTCTCGGGCACCCCACACATCCATCGGGCCAGTAGCGATCTGCTCTAGGGCAGCCCGCAGCCGCTCGGCTTCTTTGCGCTGACGGTCATACTCCTTATGGTGTTCAAGGGCTTCGGCCGCCTTACGCTTCATCACAGGGACGTGATGGCAGGCATCGATGCACTGAACGCTCTCGATCCATTCCAGTGCCGCCCGCAGCCGCGCGTTCTCGGCGCGGAGAGCGTCACGCTCACGCACAAGCTGCGCGACAAGTTCTTCATCGGTCTGTGGATTGGCAGTCATCATGTTTGAGCCTTCTAACCATCCGTACTTGCTTGCAGACAGCGCA